TCAGGTCTCCAACTTTTTCCAAATTCTTTATCTTTAAATAAGCTTGCTAATCCACTTATTTGTTTTAATCGTAGTATCTCGTCCCAATCCATTCCTAGATTTTTAGCTATCCAGTCATCACTCATTCCACTATCAACAAGCTCTGCCACAATATTTGTCATCAATTCTATAGAGTGTGATCCTCTTGCTCTATTGTGTCTTATTGTAGATGCCATTCTGTTTTCTATTGGTTTGTCGATAACACTTACAGGTAAACAGCCACACTCCCTATCATATATATCTTTATGCTCTTTCAAAATTCTATACCTGTGGAATCCGTCTACAATTTCATACTTATCTTCATCTGGCAAATGATAGCAAACAATTGGCATAGTATATCCATCTTGCTTTATACTCTCATACAATAATTTCATTTCTGGAGGTGCTACAGCATTTGGATTGTAACTGTTAGCTTGTATCTTTTCCACTGGAACTCTTATAACGTTATAAACTGGACTAATGTATTCACTCATATTTTACCCCTTACTATGTTTTTATATTTTTTTATTGCATTTCTCCTTTTACTAAGCTCATCTTTTGTCTGCCCAAAACCTAAAGTTTTACATGATGTATCATTTTTTAATATTGCTATGCACATTCTTTTATAAGTTGGCAATAGGTTAGGTTTACTTGTTTCTATTTCATCTAAATAATTATCAAATTTTACTACTTCATACTCATGCTTATACTTTCTCTTAGTTTTTGGTTTACCTAAATTTTCAAAATCTGTTTGCCCCTCTATTTCATCTATTATATCCACTGGTAAAGCTCCACCGTCTTTAGTCCAATATTTTATAGATGTATTGAGTTTTTTTAGATACATGTTTCTAGTTTCTTCTGGGAGAGTATCTAATAAAAACAACATATATTCTCTCCAAGTAAAGTGGTCTGGTTTTTTAATATTTCTCCAGCCCATAGCACTTGTGCCACCATAAAGACCTGTAAAATTTACTCCATTTACTCGACCTATTAATTTACCCCAAGAATTAGGATCTATAACCTGGTATAATTTTAAATTTTCTTGTGCTGCATCATTAAAAGGACTTGCCACCCTCATCTGATTTAGTGTTAACCCTGCTTGATAGTAAAGATCATACAAATGATTATAATCCCAATTAAATTTTCCGTTAGCAGTCCAAATATCCTCTACATCCCAATCATATATTGGATAAACATTTACTAAATTTTCATTCACTTTTGTTGTAAACATATTGCCTTTATAGGTGCTAGTATCATCATATTTTGAAATCGCAGTGTATCTGTGCAAGCTTTCCTGACTTCTTATCCCTATTAAAAAAGCTGTTTTTTTATCTTTTGATAATGCTTTTCCAAATTTTATATTAAAATCATAATCCGATATTTCATAATCAAAATCAAACGGAAAATTTTCTTCTGTTATAGCGTTTTTTGGTAATTCTCTACACCATATTTCTTTTTCATCTAATTTCCAAGGTTGCCAATAAGATTGAAACATTGATACAGAGCATTGAGCTTTTATCGGCAAGCAAACCCAATATTTTTTAACTTCTTTAGGTAAAGAATCGAAAGTTCTTGTAACATAGTCGGTAGTGTGCTGATATTGTGCCTCATAGTCCATGTGATAAACTCCAACTTTATTAAGCATATTCCTTTTTTCTGCTAATTCTAACAATATATTTAATACTACTCCACTATCTTTACCGCCTGAAAAACTAACTATAACTTGTTCAAACTCATCTAGTATATAATTAATTCGCTCCTTAGTTGCAGTAAAAACATCCTTATCTAAATATATTTTCCCCATTATTCCTCCTTATCCAATATCTCGTATAGATTATAGTTAGGTGCTCGTTTTCTTTTAGGCATTATTTTTTCTTTCAAAAGTTCTTTCATATCTTTATCTTGGTTTCCTTTAAGTTCTTTTAAAAACCTATTGCCTAAGGCTTCTTTTTTGCTTAAACAATCCATAATATATTCTTCAACTGTTCCTGCACAAATAATATCTAAATAGTAGCATTTATACTCTTGTCCTATTCTATTTATTCTATCTTCAGATTGTTCCCTAGTGCCATAATCCCAATCGTTATTGTAGTAAATAATTTGATTGCAAAACTGTAAATTTAAACTAAAACCTGCACATGATTTATTCGCTACCAAAAATCTTGATCCATTTCTAAATCTTTCTATGTTTAGATTTCTTTGTTTCGTATTAATAGTTCCATCAAATAAAACTGCACTATTTTCTCCATAATTTTTATTTAATAAGTCTACAATTGTTTTAGCTTCGATTTGGTATTGGCAATAAACTATAACTTTGCCTTGAAATTCTTCAATTATATCCATAAACGCTTTTAGTCTATAGTTAGTTTCTGGCGTATCTTTATATCCTGTCTTGTAAATATATCCTTTATCTGTCATGTTATAAATAAATCCAGCTGTAATACCTTGTAAAATATTAAAAAGTCTATATATAGTTTCAGGCTTCCAATCATTCACAAGACTAAGTAAATAATCACTATAAATGTAATAATCTTCCCATTCAAGATCTCCCATATTAAAATATCTGGTATCGTAGATTTTTTTTGGTAAGTCTAAACACTCATCTTTTTTTACTCTATAAGAAAATGGAGCTATTCTTTTCGCTAAATAATCAGTATTTTTAGTATCTACTATTCTTGTATAAACTTCATCATGGAATACTGCATGTTTCCTATTAAAAGACCATTGACTTTTATATCCTAATATTCTCCAATCCAAGAAATAAAACTGACCAAATAGATCTAATTCATTTTTTGGTATCGGATTTCCTGTTAAAATAAATCTATATTTACATTCACTGCCCAAATCTATTATTCGTCTACTTCTTTTAGTATCAATATTTTTTATTTTTGTAGATTCATCTACTACCATAAATACTCTGTATTTTCGCACGAACTCATACAAAAATGAATTTAAAGCTATACTTGATGAAACACTTTCTATTCCCACAATTATAAAAGCTTCTTTTCCTTCTAATATATGTTTTTCCATATCCTTTTTTATGTTTATTTTCGCAGAGCATGGACAAAACCAAATTACTTTATCAATTTTTCCACTATTATATTTATCTTTTATTATTTCTAAGGTTGTTCTGGTTTTTCCCGTCCCCATATCCATATTTAGAGAGCCTACTTTAAGATTTTTAAGCTTATCATAAGCTCTCTTTTGATGTTCATAGAGAGGATATTTTAATTTAATCATCTGTTAGTTCTTTCAATAAATCTGGATCAAAATCTTCTAACATTTTTTCTATTTTCTTTTTATCTTTTTCTACTTTTGTGATTTCTTGTTTTTTATCTTCTAGTAGTTTTTCATAAGCTTTTATTATTTCCATAGCCTTACTGCTAAAAATAAAATCATTTATTTCTGCAAAATCTAATATTTGCTTATAACTTTTTATAGGGATCTCCATACATCCATTTTTTCTACTCCATACAGCACCACTTATTCTCTTTGCTTCTTCGTAAAATCCTCTTTCTTCCCAACTCCAGTATATCCTTAATATCTTTCTATCTTTTGATATATAAATTTTTCTTGGATTTTCCTTTTCAAATTCTCCTTTTACAGCCATATTTTGTACTTCTATACCTACTCCATTAAATCTAACTCCATATCCTAAGTTTAGTAAGTAATTTCCTAGCTCTGCAACCACATCATTTTTATTGTTAGTTGTATCAATGTATTTATGCCAAGTTTTATTTTTATAATCCCATGTGTACAACTTACTCTTAACAAAATCAATTATTTCTTCATCTTTCGGAGTTGAAAGGTTTATTTCATCTTCTCTTACTTCTATTTCACATATTTGATCATTGTAATTTTCAGGGACAACTAATTGTTCTTCTTTTATTTCTTCTTGTAATTCTTCAATAACCTCATCCTCAACTTTTTCATCTCTTGTTCTTAAATATTTTTCATCCATGTGTAAAATTAAATAGTTAGCGAATGAGTAAAAGCTTTTAATTATATCTCTGTTATTTATATAAATAAATGAATATTCTATATCTTCTAAAAAATTCATTGTTACTGTTGCTATATTCTTTTTAAATTCATCATATATTTCATCAAAGAGTTTCTTTTCATCTTCCAAGTCATAAATATCATTAGATTTAATGAATTCTTCTAATTTATTTCGATTATTAGGAATTAGTACAAATGCTCTTTCTCCCCTTCTTTCTAATATTTCTAAAACATCATAGACATCTAATTCATCCATAAATTTATTAAATTGTTCATAAAAATCTTTTCTTATACTTTCTGCCCATTGTATTTGTTTTGGTGTACCTGTAAGTTCAGGAAAACCTAATTTATTAGCGTCTTTTTTTGCCTTCTCTGCCATTTCTTTATGTTCTAATTCTTTTTTCTTTTTAATACATTCAGGACATTCCTCATGTTCAAAAATATAGTCTGCTGAATCTTCGGCATATTCTCTTGTATATCCTCCTTGTGTAACTGTACCTTCATGCCCACATTTAAAAGTTCCTTCAAATTCATATTTTCTATATTTATTTTGTGCCATGTCGTTTCTCCTTTTATTTTTGTTTTATTGTTAATTATATTATAGCGTTAACGCTATAATGATGCAAGCGATTTTATAGTGTTAACACTATAAACCCAATAAATATAAAATTTAAAGAAATATATATAAAATTATATTCGTATATATTGAACAAATCCGTTATATTTTGACTTCTAAGCGATTTAAATTGTTTAGCATACCTATGGTATTAATATAAAAATAAATTCGGTATTTAATCTTAAAAATAAGCACAAAAAAAGACCACCAGCAAAATGCCAGTGGTCAATGTAGAAATTTTTGATAAACACAATATATAGTCTACCTATCACCTATATTATACTTTAACTAAAACTTAATCCAAGGTGTAGTATCTTCAGAAAGTTTTCTAAAAGCTACAAACCTTCTTTTGCCAGATTGTCTACCAACATAAGAGATCCAACGGTAACCATCACCCTCATACACTTGGTCATAATGTATTTCTTGTCCCACTCCATAAGTAGCAACAATCTCTGCACTTGTACTTGGTGCTGACCTTACATTACAAACAGCCTGGGTAATTCCTGACCAGTTCTCGTCTTTAATAAGAACACCACCATAAGGATTTGTATTTGCCTTTTTAACTTCTGGCCAAACTTGATTCCCATTTTTATTATAAACTTTATAATTATATTTTTTGGCCAAACTTTTTGCACTTTCTAAGTTCTTGAAAGCACCCTTTTGGCTTTTGGAATCTTGCCAAGATTTTCTTACCCTGTACAAATCACTAACAGTTTTTGCTGTATAATTTCCACCCTTTAGTCTTTTGTTTACTTCGCTCGCAATATAGGAGAACTTGCTGCCTAAGTATGGACCAGGACAGGTTGTTTGGGCATACCATTCATGCTTTTGTAATACTCCATCTGTCCCTCCTGTATAGGTACAAGGATAAATATTGTTTCTTTTACAAATATCCGTTACCAAGTCAATTAGTCGATTTAAAACTAAATCTGATACTGGCCAATTTCCACCGTATTGGGAGTTAGATGTTTCTATAGTTACTGCACGATTATCGCACCAGGAAGAGGAAGTTGTCCAAGCCCTGTTACATTCATCAACCACCAAAACAATTTTCCCGTCTGATCCAACACCATAGTTACAAGAGGCTTGTCTATTTCTAGATTTAAATACACTGCCTATTCTTTGAGCTGTCAAAACTCCTGCCGTGTGGTGGATTGCAATTTTCGTAATTTTCTCATTTCTTGTCCCGCTATGGTTTGGGCTGTAATCTCTAAAATCTACTAAACTTGAATTACTCATTTATCCCTCCTTTTGTAATTTCACTTCATTTTCGATTGATTGGTTTATATAAGAGTTAAGATCTCCATAAGCTTTTTCTAAAATTTCCTTAGATTCAGTATCTAATATTTTATTAATTTTTCTTTTGTGCTATTCCAAGCTTTCTCTTGTTGGTCTCTATCAAATTTCCCTTGATTTTTAAGATCTCCAACAAATTCTTGATTGGTTGCAGATACGCATTTTGTTACTATATCTAATAGCTTATAGCTTGCCTCTCTTACCTTTATATTTTCTATTTTTTCTATTTTCTCCTTGCTCAAATTACTTAAATATACAAATACATTAGTTAAAACTAATATTCCCACACTTACTAAAATTTTTATTAATATATCATTCATTTTTTACTCCTTTGTACTAAAAAAGGACTAGTAAATACTAGTCCTAAGCACTTTTATCAATGTCATCTGCTATATCATCAATTTTTTCATTTAAAATCGTAACGTCTTTTTGTATCTGATTTACCCCTTGCTTAATCTCAGCAAGGGAAGCCCCGGAGGAAGAGTTATGCACCTCTAATTTTTCTCCCAAACACCTTACTTCGCCCTTGTTCGTTTCTATAGATTGGGTTACTTTTTCTGTAAGATTTAAAATCTTATCATTATTTTCTTTTTGTAATTTCCTGTCCTCTGCTCTTTCTACTCTTTTTATATTTGTATCGTCCATGTATACTTTCAAAAAAATAGCAGCTATTACAACTAAAGGACCATTTTTAATTAAAGCACTTGCTATCATAGTCCATTCCATACCATCACCTACTTTTCTTCAATTCTTGGTGTCATTTTTATCATTATTATTTGGTTATCGTCAAGCATATTCATTTTTTTAGCCATATCAAGATAAGCTTCGTCTATCTTTCTTTCAGCCCAACAAAACATGCAATATTTAAAAAACCATGTATTGTCCATAATCATCCCCCCTTCCCTTAAAATTTTTAATATATTTAAAACTAAGAAATCATTGGGATTAACTCCCAAATCATTCTCAGGAAATAGCATATTAAGCATTAAATCATTCTTATCAACTCCCTCTATCCATTTTTCGCCATCAAATTTAGGCTTTATTAAATTTTCATCTGGTCTAAGACTTGTAAATTTAAATTCTTGTTTTTCTTCTATATCTAAATAAGTCGTTCCAATAAAAAAGCCCTTATCATCTAAGATAAAGACTTCTTTTAATTCTTTTTCTTCTACCATGCTGCCTCCGGCTTAAAGTACAAATTAAAGTAATTATACCAACCATTACCTGGTTCGTTTTGGTCCCAATTTATTCCTATATAGGTTATGTTTCCTTTTTCAGTTACAGCCATACCTTGTACCATATAAGACCCATATCCACTCTTGGAAGAATACATATCAAAGGGGAGTAAAGATTTTGGTAAATATCCACTTGGTAAAGTTGCCCAAGTCGACCATTTTTTCCTTACGTTATCGTCTTTTATAGTAACCTCCCCCCATACATTAACTCCACCAAAAGGATCTTTTCTCGCCTTAATATATCCAGTTAATCCATTCTCAAGAGCAAGATTTATTATTTTCTTATCGTTACCTGTAGGAAATTTAATATCCCCTTCTAGTTGCAAATTATTTTCAAATTTAATACTCCCATTAGCCTTATTATTTTTAAAGACTATGTCATTTCCAGAAATAGAAGTAGTAAAATCACCCATTTTAAATAGGCCTTCTATTTCCAAGCCCTTATCAATCGTTGGCACTTTTCCAATTCCTACTACAGGTTTATTTGCCCCTATAACTAAAGATTGACTAGTCGCAGGAATTGTTGACAAGGCCTGGTGTCTTTTAAATTTATCGGCTATACTTAGCCTTACATCATAAGCCTTGTAATCATCAAAACCTCCGCCTAGGGATATGGTATTATTAAATTTCCCATTGCCAACTGTAGCTGCATATACATTTTTCCAGGAATTAGAATCTTTTTCTGCCACATCTACTTTTACATCCAATGGATTTTTATTATCTATTACAGTAGCTGTTAGGGCTATCCTTGCACTTGCATATTTAGTATTAGATTGGTTTCTGTAGGCATTAAAAAAAGATATGTTAGGCAAGTTATAAGGATTTAAATTAATAGTCCTTATTGTACTTGCACTCATATCTCTACTGTCGCTTACTGTTATTTTTACACTTTGACTGCCTGTTAAATTAATATCTTTAATTATGGCATCTTGGCCAGAAATATTATAGGATCCAATACTTACATTTACACTTTTAATACTAGCCCCATATTCCCCAAACCCACTAGTTTTTATCCTTAAATCTGTTAGGTGTTGGTAAAAGGGACTAGACCCTATTATGTTAATTTTATTCTGGTTAGCTTCTGTAATTTCTACACTAGAAATAGATGGTCCTGCCGAACTTGGTACATTTAATGTTAAATTTTTAGAAGATGAGCCTATTCTTGTATTTCCATCATAAGTTTCTAGGGTAAAGGTTAGGTTCATGCTTTTTAAATTCTGCATGTAAGAAGTCATTACATTATTAGAATTTGACCAGGTTATAGACGAGGAAGAAGTCTTATTGCTAATAGTTTCGCTATTTCCACTACAAGAAACTTTTACACTATGGGTAAAGGAAGAAACTTTTTTATCAATAGAAATCTTTACATCATTTCCTGCATAAATACTTGAAATATTAGTACCAGAAGAATTTTGCAAGGAAAAAGAAGATGCCCTAGGAATTTTACTTAAAGAAAAATTTCCAGAAACATATCCTGTTGCCGAAGTAGACCAAAGACTAGCAGAAAATGAAAAGGACTTGCTACCATCTTCATTGTGCTTTATAGTTGTGGTGCCGCTTGCTAATTGTTGTGTTCCACCATTGTTTATATCAAAATCTCTGCCCGTTTGAGAGTGGACAGTATATCCATTAATTACAACACTTGTTTTTCCTGTATGGTACTTGTTCCAAAATCCGTAACCACCCTGACCTTTAATATATAGCTTATAATATACAGTTGATGTATTATTTCCTATATTTTGGCTTTCTTGTCTTAATTCTAGGTTAAGTGTGCCCCAACCATTATTGAGCGTCTTACTATATGTTGCCATCTTACCTCCTATATATTAGGACTTATTACAGTAAATTTATTTCCATTTAAATCTACCTTGTTTGCCACATGGTAACCAAATTCAAAGGCCCCAGATACTTTTAAGTTTGGAGTTTCAGTTTGGTTATTTGCAAATCTTGCAACAACCTTAGATCCATCTGTAATCTCCAAGGCGTTATTAATAAGTCTTAACCTTACTTGTTCTCCCTCTTTACCAATAAGAACTCCCTCTTCGCCAAAATGTAGGTAGGTGTTAATAGCCTCCAAGGATAATTTCCCTGCCCCTACATTGGCTTCTATAATACTTAGCCTATCTTCTAGACTAAGAGCATTAGAATCAATGGCAGTTTTTAATTGGTCAAGATATGCTTGTTGTTTCATAAGATCTATTTTATTTTGATTTAACTCTTCAGCCGTTGGATACATGGCAAAGTGGACTTGCAAATCCTGTAGACTTTCTTCGCTAGCTTTTTCAGATATAGCATCATCCGTATCTGCATAACAAGGAGACCACTCTATTGCTGGTATATCTCCACGGGTTAAGGTTGCCCATTCTATAGATACTTCGTTTTGGTTTTTATTAGCTCCATTTCCGTTAGAATGTGTGTATAGTGTTAAAGTTGGTGGGTTGGTTTGCTCATAAGTTTGCCCCTTGTATAAAAATTTATCTTCCCAACTAAATGTGGATTTATAAATAATATAAGCTTGGGACTTAGATACCTTAAGCCATCCAGTAAGATTAATCCAACCTCCAGAATTATATAAAGCTATCGAATCATCTTTCTCTAGTTTTATCTTAGCAGTAAATGTCATGGTTTCTCCAGTTTCTGGGGTCTCACATAAATACCAAGTATTAGTTGAATAATATTTATTTGATACTGGCACATTAGAATTTCTCAAAAGATTTTGACCTATTTTACCAGTTTTGCCGTCTTTGCCAGGGCTTCCTTTTTCCCCATCTTTGCCTTTCAAATCATTGACAGAAGGAATCCAATCAGTAGCTTCATTTCCAAATTCTAATTTCAAATCTTTTATTTCAAAAATATCTCCACTATACCCTTCTATAAATCTTATAAAAATTTGAGCAGCCTTATAGTTTTGTGGCATCATTTTGCTACCAATATGCAATTTATAAAAAATATTCTCAGTAGTATTTTCTGGATAAACTACAGTTCCAAATTGATACCAAGGGGCAGCTCTGAAATGTACATCAAAATTTCTTTTGTACGTTTTAGATTCCCTTGCTTTAAACCAAAAAGACAAAGCCATTTCTTGCCTACTATAATTGTCCCAAAAACTAGGGTCAATATTATAAGCTTCATCATAAAGATTTTTTGGAACGGTAACAGTTTTAAATTTAGAATTATTAATATAATTCCTATTAATGTTTTTACCATCTTTACCTGGAATACCTTGTTTCCCAGGCTCACCTTTTTCACCCTTACTTCCTTTCACGAGCTGCCAAGTATATTTCTTAAAATCACTAGAATCTTCCTTGATAAAATCTGTATAAGTTCCTATATATAACTTATCTCCAGCCTGACTAACAGAAAAATCTTTACTCCCATCAGCCGAGTTTGCCCATGCTGTATGAAAATATGGTGTCTTACCATCAGCTCCTGCTTTTCCAGGAATACCGTCTTGGCCATCTTTTCCTGGTTTTCCATCATCTCCAACATACTTAGACCACTCATATTTATTAGGGTCTTTTGAATCCTCTTTCGTAAAGTCTGTATAAAAACCAATATATTTTTTACCTGTAGTAGCTGTTAGGGTAAAACCAACTACCCCATCATCTGAATCAGCATAAGCAAAGTGCATATAAGAAGTTTTTCCATCAGCACCTTTAGGACCAGGCATACCGTCTTTTCCGTCTTGACCTGGAGGACCTGGAGTTAATTCTAAAAGTTCTAGGTCTCTTTTAGTAACAGTATCTTCCCACCTGTCCCCCTTCCAAATCCTTTTAAACTTTGTTTCTCCATCTTCCCATTGCCATACATCTCCCCACATTAAAAGCTTTCTATCAGGCTCTTCCTTTTGCTTGTAAATTCCTATAGCTAAATTTTTAATGGTATAAGATGCAGTAGCAACTGCCAAGTCATCAAGCATGGCCGAGCATACAAAAGTTGCCTCTAATTCTATATCAGACCTTGTTAATTCTATAAAATGTTCGTTAAAATCCTTATGGCTTTCGTTCCAGTCTTCATCTTTAACAACCAATTTATCAGGATATTTTGAAACTCTCTCCCAAATAAAACCATCTACGTTTGCCGACTGGGCAATACCTGCCTTTGTTAGTTTTGCAATTAAATGTGTATCAACTATATCATCTTTAAAAACATTTCCTGAGCTTGATTCAAGACTCATCACATAAGGTTGATTTTCAAAGGAATATTTAAAATCTTGAATATTACTTTGTAAATTTAAAAGCCTTTGGGCAATTCCACTTGTTTTTGGTACAAAATTAGCAAAAACAGCCCTATCAATATAATCATTTGTAGAAGATGTAGTTACATCAATAAGCCTTGCCTCCAAATAAAGGGCTGGCGAATAGTCATGGTCAATTATCCTTACCCTATCTCCAATATCAATATCTTTTGGGATTTTATCCGGATTAACATCATAGGAAACTTCAGGTTGGTTGTTTTTCTTTAGTTGATTTAAACATTCATCAAAGAGTGTTTTTTGACTTGTAGCCTCGGACTCATAAACCCTTGATAAGTACCTGCCCTTAGTATTTGGCTTTGACCAAATAGCATTGGCTTCCCTATCACAAACCCTGCCGTCTTTATCTACAAAATACCTTCCATCATCATATTTGTAGCCTTTTAAATTCGTTTCCTTTTCAACTTCTTTATTTTCACTTACTGTTTCAAGAACTTCCTTAGTTTTATTTGCTGATGGGGCTGCAGGTCTTGTATACCTCTCAGACCCTTTCATTATGTTAGCTATTTTATTGTGCCAATTAGGGTCTGTTGCGTATTGGTGTACTCCATTATTATTTCTCATTTTATAAAGTGTAGTTTGTTTATAAGATGAATTGTAATAATTTTTTGCAATCCATTTTGCCCCATTTATAATTCCTGAAGCAAGACCAGAATTTGAAAAGTTTTTGGCATTATTTGGATCATTATCAAAAGCCCCAATACCAAAATAATTATTATATCTTTTAGCGATATTAGACCTACCCCATGCAGATTCAAGGGCAGCATGGGCTAAAATATACCTTGCATCTAATCCCGATTGTTTTTGGGCTTCCATAAATACATTGCCTTGGCCATTAAAGGGACTGCCTGGGCTAGTTGCTCTTATCCAGTTGTTAAGTTGGCCAGCATTTAATCCATTTAAAGTCCATCCCAAATCATGGTAGGCAATATTACTATTGGTCCAATATTTAGCATTATTTACACTAACATTCCCAGCTCCGGAATTTCTCCACCTAAAAAATCTTACAGGAGGTCCACCAGTATATCCATTTATTGGAGTTATGGCAATACCATTTTTACTGTAAGTACAATGGATTATCCTATTTTTATCTAAAACAGCCCCAGTATGGCCAGCAGCCCCACCAGATGCCCCTTGCCTTCCTGCAACAAAAATATCTCCAAATCTTATATCTGACCTTGATATTTCATCTAAATATTTTCCCTTCATTCCAAAAAGAGTTTCGGTTGATCCTATATAATGATTTGATGGCAAAAGCCCTGCGTGTTTTGCTGCAAAATGCACAGCAGATGAACAGTCATAGGACCTTGGACCCATACGACTATACATAGAATAAGATACCTTTCCTTTTCTAGCCTGAAACCATCCTATAAAGGCATCTAGTTTTCCATTAGTCTGTTTTGTAGTGGAAGAAGAATCATTTACCTTTACTGTCTTTTTAACAGTTTTTGTAGTTTTTATAGTTTCTTTATGGGGTTTTCCTATACCAAGTACAGCCGTTCTTAAATTTGTTATAGATACATTTCTTTTTACATCCTTAAGCTCTTTTCCAACTTCAAGACGTCTTGCAGTATCCTTTCCTCTTTCCTTAACAAAATTAATTCTTTTTTCCTTGATTTCGTTTCCTTCAAATTTAAAATCATAGGAAATTTCAGCACCAAAACGTCCTGCAATTTGGACAATTCTTTTTGTTTGGTTAGATACTCCAGTATATTCCAAAGTTAGATTTCTAGAATCACCAATTTCATCTATACCAATCACCCAGTCAGAATCATTTCCAATGGTGGCCATAATATGTTCTCTTAAAGTTCCCTTCATCTTATGGTCGCCAACATCAGAATTTAAAAGTTCAAGGCCAGCATCTTCAGCAATTATTTTTTTATAAGACCTTGATTCTTCTACTTCCATAACTTCAAGGGGAATTATTTTATTTTTAAAATTTGGTACAAAAACAAAAGAGCCAGCCTCAATTTTTTCTACACTTATATCATTTTTGGCAATCTTACCTGTATAAATTGCAGTCCCTGTCTTTATAGTTTGATTTAATTCATCATCTAAAAGCACAAGGCCCTTGTGAGTATCAGGGCTTGCCACGGCAAGTGTTTCATATAACCTATTTGTAAAAAATATCATTTAAAACGCTCCCTATAAAAAACATCAATATCAGGCACCACATCTGAAGAAATATCAAACATAATTTCATTTTGACCAGGCTTTAATTTTACAGTATCTGACCCATAAGAAATTGGACTTAATGTTTCAATTCCATTTACATAAGCTTTGTTGGTTTCCATTTCAAGCCTTACAACATCTCCGGCCCTAAATTTATATCTTGGATCAGGCACATTGGTTACATCCTTATCTGTCCAAAGTTTTCCATCTAGACCTGTAAATTTAAGTCTTACAAAAGATAATTCGGATAATTGAGGATTAGACCCATACTTACCTGCCCAAACAAGAATATGACTTGGTTTAAGTTCTTTATTTGTTAGATTATAGTCTTTGGTGTAAGATTTCTTGCTCATATCGTTAAAGGTAGAAAAAGAAAATTTTTCCCCATGTTTTTTCATGGTAATTTTTCCCCAAAAATTTGAAGCAAGTCCAGAATTAATTTGCCCATAACACCTATCATAAACATCATAATAAATTGAGGTTATCCTGTTTGTATAATGGGTAGAAAAACTAGCTGCCATTATTGGTGTATCTCCAGCATAAACACCTATATACATAGCTCCAAATTGATTAGCAGGGCCTACAAAATAATTTAAATAAGCCTCTAATTCAAAATCCGTACAATCTAGATTAATAGGATAAGACTTACAAGGACCATGCCAACCACTTTGACCACTTGCAAAAGTTGCCAACATATCGTGGGAATTTCCGTTATTACAAGCAAAGCCCTTGCTTGTAGGACCATCTATATCTTGTTCCAATAGCCAACCTATATATACTCTATTATTTTTAAGCAAATAGGCCTTGGATGATTTGGATTGCCTAACAGATTTAGTTTGAGCCACAGGAAAAGACCTCCCCTTAACCCAATTATCTATCCTTTCTCCAGTTTGCCAATGAGTAGCCCACTTACCAACCTTTATCTTCCCATTACTTGGGGCAGGCATAGACTTATTTCTTTGGACCAAATCACCAGCACTATGCCACCTGGTGTGGATTTTACTTGCATCATAATTTGTAGGATTTAGCTTATTAAACCTGGAATCAATCTCAACCCAAGACCTCCTTGTTTCATAACCATCAACTAAACCCTCTTTTTGTATCCTAACCTGTTTCATTGGACTTGCCTCTAAAGGCTCCCCAAATTGAAAAACTTTATCCTTACTCACAGCAGAAACCATATAAGTATCTTCTTTTAACTTAAAATCAAAGGTCGGATATGCATAATCCGACCCATTGTTTTCTAATATTAGACTTGTCCTACCAGAAAAAGAAAGCTCTTTGGGATTTATAGCATGAGAAACTCCATCTGGTATTTCTATATCAATGTCAATTTTTGCCCTCTCATAAGAGCTTGAAACTTTGATATCCTCTTTTACCTTCCCCTTCCAATACCTGTCTGGTTGGTCAGTAAAAATAAATTCCTGCATTTCTCCAGTCAATAGCTTATTTAAAACATCAACTGTAGCGAGAATATCATGGAGGATATAAGCATGTATAGTTACTATTCTTCCCTTAACAAAAGGCCCCATTGTCCTTTCAACATCCGTTACAAAAATCAAATCTTTTAAAGATTCACCATCAACAATAACTTCATACATCTATAAAACCACCCCCATTCTCCTATTTTCGTAAAGATCTTTTTTCTTTTTATACTCATCAATTTTTCTTCCAAGCATAATAGAAACTTTTTCTCCGTCTATATAAACATCATCATCCTTTTCAGTCATTATCTTTAATAAAGATAAAATATCTAAAAGCAAACTTTCAAGTTTAGAATCCCTGTTAGCCTTGTATTCGCCATAAGCATTAAAATCTAAATTAGCACCAAGCTTCTTATCCAAAATATTTTTATCAATATTAGAAATATCCGGACTTAAATTTATAGGCTTAACATTAAAATTAAAACCGTCATAGATTTCTCCAGCCATAGATAAAACATTAGTTTTGACATCCTTAAAACTATCAACCATAGATTTATTTAATCCACCAATAATAGCATTACCAGCAGGAATTAAAAGCTTTCTATCATGAGAAATAGGTCCTTTATGGGATTTTATCCAACCAGCTATTCCACCAACAAATCCTGTAATTGCCTTCCATACAGATTTTAATCCTTTTAAAAAACCATTCATTATTGCCTTACCAGCATCAAATAAATTTATATTTTTCAAAGAATTAAATACATTTTTTATATTTCCTACATATCCAGTAATTTTACCAACAGCACTAGAAATAGAGCTTGTAATTAATCTCCAAGCAGTTTGTAAAACAGCCTTTAGACTATTCCCTCCTGCCTTTAAACTATTAAATACATTAGATACTGCAGTGATAGATCCATGTATAATATTTTTTGCAGTAGAAATAGCATTAGAAATATTCTCCCAAGCTGATTTCATCATTGTTTTTAACCCGTTTCCTGCTTGTCCTAAATTAGCAAATAAGCCAATGGCAACTCCAACCCATTCGGCTATCTTTTGTAATACAGGGGAAATAAAATTTAAAACAGATACTAAAGCGTTAAAAACAGGAGTAAGAAATTCAATAACACCTTTTAAAATATCAAATGTTCCAGCAACTCCTAATAATACACCCTTAAATACCCCACCTAAAAAGCTTGCAACTATATTAAATATAGGCATTAATGCCGTAGCTAGAATACTTAAAACAGGTTGAATAGCATTCCATAAACCTACAAAAGAATCAACTACCATTTGTACTGCAGGTCCTACTATTGATGAAAAAGTTTGAAATCCACTTGCAAGGGCAGGAATATATGCAGAAATTAAGTTTCCAATTCCAGAAAAATCTAATTTAGAAAGACCTCCAGCGATTATATCCACCACTCCCATTACACTTTGAGAAACTGTTTGAAATAATTCTGGTAAAAATCCTAAACTTGTTTTAATACCATTAATAACTGGCTGTAAATTGCTTGTAAGTTTTGCACCCAAGCCATTTAATGGACTAGAATCAGATAAACCAATACCAAGATTTGCCATTAAATCCTTACCTTGTTCTACCATTACTGGTCCAACTTCAGAAATAGCTTGGACCAAGGCCCCAGGAATAGCCTTCCCTATATTTATTATCATAGGAATTAAATTCCCAAAAAGAAAAGTCCCAGTTGTTTTTATTAAATTACTTAAAGGCTCTTTTATGTCCATTCCCAAGGCCAAAGATCCAGCAAAATCTTGGGCAGATGCTTTCATGGCATTAAAAGAACCAATTAAAGTTGTCTTAGCCTCATCAGCTGCAACCCCAGAAATCTTCAATTCCCCTTGTATAACATGAATAGCATTAAAAACATCATCTAGATTATTTATATCATATTTGATTCCAGTAAGCTTTTCAGCATCTGATAAAAGACGCTCCATCTCCGTCTTGGTTCCTCCATAACCAAGTTTCAGATTATCTAGCATTGTATAATTCTTCTTAGCAAATCCCTGATAAGCATCTTGAATAGAACTAATATTAGTTCCCATTTTAGCAGAATTGTCAGCCATATCTTTAATTGCCATATCAGCTGATTTAGCAGCTTTTTTTGTATCTCCATCTAGAGATTGCAATAATGAAGCTGAGAAACTTGTAGCTTGTTCCATATATTGATTAGCAGATATTTGTGCATCTCTATAGGCATTTTTAGCATATCCCTTAACTATATTTGCACTTCCTTTAAATAAAGTTTCTATACCACCAATAGATTGTTCCAATGCTCCACCAGCACGAATTGATGTTGCAAAGGCCTTTCCTATTCCTGCAGCGGCTATTACTTTACTAGCTACTCCTACAAGTTTTCCACCAAATCCTAATCCGGCAGAAGCCCCAGCACTTTTTGCCTCTCCACCTAGAAGTTTTGAAATAGAACCAGATATTCCCCTTGCAGATGGCATTATTTGGACATAGGCTTTTCCTAAATTAGTTCCACTATTTGCCATTGTTTTCACCTATCCTTTTTAATATTTCTTGTCTTCTTTTTTCAAATTCCTTGCCAGATACATATCCGTTTGGCTTTTTCTCTTTTGTTTTTTTGTTTCCTAATAAAATACTGGTTAAAGTTTCAGGCTTTTTACTTCCTTTTGATCCTGCTAAGCTATATAAAATCATGGATAATCTATCCAAAACCCCTGCTGTCATTACAGTATTCAAATCTACCTTTAAACCTGATAGTTTTTTCATAATCCTAGAATCATCAGGCAAACCAAAAACAAAAACAGCCAACTTATTAAAAGCTAGCTGTTCATAATTATATATATTATAATATTGAGCCAAATCGCATATCATCTCTTTCTCGTAGTTTTTAATTATCTTGACAAGGATAAGGAGTTTTTTAATTCTTTACTTTCAAAAATATCCTTAACTATTTCAGAAATCTTCTCAACTGGGACACTACCTTTATCATCTCTTACAAAATCATATAAATTATCCTTTTGTTTTTTGCCAAACATTTTTTCTAAAAGCTTTGGCATAAGAATTGGATTATCATCAACCTCTCCGATAAGTTCTAACATTTCCATATCTTTAAAAACTTCAGAATCAACAGAAAATCTAAATCCAGACTTTGTAATTCCTCTTATTATCTTGTCATTTATTTTAATAGGCTTATTTCTTCTTTTATTTCTGCTCATTAAGATGCCTCCCCTGAGCTTGTTCCCTCAGCACCTTTTATATATTCATAATGTGTATTTCCATCCTTATCTGGTAAACATTCTATAGTTGTTTCATAACCTATGGCCTCATCATCCTTGTAGGAAATTTCTCCAACTTCAGAAATCACCCCATTAGGAATTACCATTCTTTTTATAGTATCCCTATTTAACAAGGTTTCTATAACAAAACACCTTGCCTGCATTGGTTTAGCGTTAGCCTTTATAGTTATTCCTGTTTTTAATGTTCCAGATACATTCTCATCTCCATATACAACCTTTAAAACATCAAGATTTAATACTTCTATCAAAGTAAATTGGTAAGTATCTGGCTTTTCAGTTTGAGATACGAGAACTGTTTTTCCTCCCCAAGCCTTAGTTTTTTCAGATTCTGGACTATTTTCGTTTGTAATTCCATCTTCAGACACATAGCCCAAAGATTTAAATTTTGTATCAAGTTTTGTAGTTGCATCCGTTGGCAAGCTTGAACCAAGTGGAGCTGTAGAAATCGCCCCGTCTGTTAGTGGCTTACCATAAGATACATTATTAACATCAGCCATATTTTTCTCCTTTAATTTTTATAATAATAAATATCAAAAACAGCTTGATACCTATATCTTTTCATTTCTAAATCCGTAAAATTATAATCAGAATTTAATTTAATTGATCCTATCCTTTTATCATTGGCTAAAAATAGCATGGCCTCTTTCACCTTTTCATTGTTTAAGGCTGCCTTATACATACTCTCGCCATAAGACTGTATAGCAAAAGTTGCTGATAAAAGTTTATTTTCGTTTGAACTACTTGTTTTTTCAATCAAAACAAAATCATCTTTTTTATAATTTTTAGGATATTCTAAAAAAACATCTAACTTTAATTTTTCTTTCAAAAAATCCTTTAAAATTTCTTCAATAATCATTTCATAGCCTTTAAAAGAGTATTGTTTTTAAGGTTATCTCTTTTTGCCCTAATAGAATCAGCATAAACCATAGTGTTTGCTCTGGTTTTCCCAACCCTAGAGTTCATATCATAACCTTCTCCAGCTCGGCTTTTTATTTCTGATCCATAAGATTCAAGTACGGTTTGGATTTCTTTTCCTTTTAAAAGCTGAGATACACCCTGCCTATTTAATACAAACTTAACCTTACTCATTCTATCACCTCTACATATGCTTTTTTATTCCATGATAGGGGTATGAGGTTATCAATTCCCTGTGTTACTTTTCCAAAAACTTTAAATCTTTGGCCAAAAAACAAAACTTCATTATCTTCCCAAATATTTTCATCTCCCTTGGGAATCCCTAAGGTATAAACAGCTTTTTTCCCGTATAGGTTTTGAGAATTAATAATATCATCAGAATTTGTAGGAGTTACTAAGACATTGTCCACCTTTATAGGTTTTTCTTGGTAAATATCTCCACCAAATGGATCTTCGCCAACTTTAATCTTCTGTATCAATTCCACTGTAATTCCATGGATTTTCATAAAAATCTATCACCCCATATCTTTGTCTTCTAAGTCCAAGCCTAGAAAGCTCACTTTTTTTAATAAAAAGTCCACCACCAGGCACAAGAAAAGAACCAGAAAAAGAATAGCCCAAGGCTGATTCAGAATATTGGGTCATTGGTTCTTGGTCAGTTGCAGTCATTAAAGTTCTTGCCACAACATCAACAACAACCGATTTTAAAACCGACCTGTAAGGCTCACTTGCCTTGGCTATCTCATCTAAATCCTTGCCTACATTATCAGCCTCAACTCTCAAAGAGTTTTCTATGACTGGAATAAGCTCTTTAACCCTTAAAATTTCATCATTTTTTAAAGGCCTCCATAAAGAAATAACATCATCAACAGAGCAATACTCCATTTTATTCTCCCATCATAAGCTTATATAATTCATCTTTTTTTGCTTTTGGATTATATTCAATTCCTAAAGCGTCAAGTTGGGCCATTATGTCGTCTTTGGTAATTTCATCTGAAGATTTATCTTCTATTTCTTTTTCTTCTTTTATTTCGTTTTCAACCTTTTCTACTTCTTCAATGACTTCTTCACCTAATATTTTCCAATTTTCACCATATAAAACATCAGGGCTAGACATTCTAGCCCCTGTTTTTGTGTTGATATATTCAAACATTATGATGATTCACCTTCTTTAATAATTGCAAAGTGGTTAGGATCTAATATTCCCCAACCTAAGTAAGTTTCACATCTTAAATACACTTGGTTATATCCTTTCAAATCTTTTCCAGAATTGTCAGGATCCCCATATTTTATTACTTCAAATGGAATTTGTTTTGCATATCCCCATTTGAACATATTAGAGAAATCACCAACAATAGCCTTATCTTTTGTACCTTTTCCAACAGTAGCATTTACATCAACTTTTAATCCGTTAACAGAACCAGGATTTGCACCCCATCTTAATTCTGGGAATAATCTTGGTGTACCTTCCTTGCCATCTACTGTTTGTTTTGCCATAGAAGTCGCAAATGTTGGGTCAAAAGCAGCTCCTGTTACATCTCCCTCAGAACCTCTAATTAAACCTACAGCACTTTCAATGTTTTCATCAGGATTTTTAGCGTTAAATACAACTGTTTGTGTAACTTTTTTATCAAAATAATTATCTCCAATTACAGTAGATGTTTGTCCAGTTCTTGGATTTATTCCATGAAAAGCCATAAGGTCTAAACCTTTTGCAACTTTTTTAGCATATCCATCATTAAAGGCTTTCAAAATATTTAACTTATATTCTTTAGAAGCATATAAAAATTCATCTGTTACCCTTGCCCCATATTCTATTTTTAATGGAACCATGATAACAGTATCAAGGCTTATTCCACCTTCAGATTTTTGTCCACCTTCTGCAACAATGTCTACTTCCTTATCCATTGAAAAAACAAATTCTTTATTTCCATTAAAAGAAATTGGAGTTTGTTTGGATAAAACAGCCAAAGATGAATTACCTTTAACCTTGTTCATTAAATCATTTACTAGGATTTCATCAAAGAAATCTCCTCTACTTAATACCATGTTTATTCTCCTTCCAAATCTAGACCATCAAGAAGTTTTTTCAAAGCTTGGTCTTTTTCATCAACCTTATTTTCATAAGTTTTTAATGGTGGTTCATAAGATTTTTTAGATTCTGAAAAATATTTGGCCATAACTTCGGCATCTTTTTTCATGGAATCCTCATCATCTCCAGAAATCTTGTCAGCAAGTTTAAAAGGTAGACCATATTCTAAGGCTATATTTCTTTTAACTTCTGCTCTTTCAAAAGCAGAAATCTTTTCATTAAGCCCCTTAATGGTTTCATCCTTTCCTTTTACTTCTTCCAAGCTTTCCTTATATCCTGCCACTTCATTTTTAAGACTAGAATTTTCAGACTTTAGATCATCTATTGTTTTTTTGATTTCAGTTTTATAATCTTCTATCGCTTTTTCCTTAGCTCTTTCAATTCTATCCTTAATCCTTGCATCAAATTCTTCTTGACTTTCAATTACTTTAAATTCGCTCATTTCTTCTACTCCATTTCCCCGTGTCCGGTAATTTTATATTAAAAAAGTGACTGTCAACTATTAGTTGACACCCACTTTAATAATCAATATATAATTTTCTGCTTGTTTGTAGACTTTATTTCCTTTACTGCCCAATGTGCAAGTAAGCATGCATCCATTAGGCTTATATCCATATCATCAAATTGGCTTTTATAACCAAATCCACCAGATGAACCTATATTTCTTTTCTCACAGTTAGTTACAACTTGTGATAAAGAAGGTTGGTCCATATGGCCAATAGATTTATCAAAAATCCCCTGCTCCCAAAGAGAATTTGCATTTATAATCTCTTTTACAGTAGGTAAGATAATATTTTTAACCCTAGCTTCTTTTAATTCATCCTGCAATATAAATTGCCTGCTTGCCCCATCTATTACTACAGATTTAGGCTTAGTTTTTACTAAAAAATCTATTATCCAATTATCACCATTTCTAACATTTTGACAATCAATAGCTTCAATAAAAATCATTTTTGATAAAGTCTTACAAGCAACAGCCAAAGATACATTAGTTCCATCATTTCCAAATTTTATTCCAACGTGCATTTCTCCAGTAAGAATTGGTAAAGACTTTAATTTTAACCTTTGCCATTCTTTTTCTGTAATAGCTGATTTTTGGTTGTATGAGATCCACAGTCCCAATCTTTGTATATTAAAATCAGTTTCGTCTGAGCCAATCTCATCTTCAATTGACCTTTCTGTAAAAATAGTCCCCAAAGATGGATTAGTTTTATACCACAACTCACTATCATGTATATCTGACATTTCTGGCACAGACCATTCTGCCCAATAAGCATTATTTGGTCTTGATGTTAAACATTGTTTTCTAAAATTAACAAAAACCATACCTGAAGATATGGGAGTTGGTGGAGTTCCACACATTATAGTTTGAGGATTTTTAGAAGATGTTACCGTGTATTTAAGGGCCGATTCTTGGTCGTCAGTATATTCTTGTGCCTCGTCAATTATTAAAAGGTCAAAACCTTCCCCAAGTCCACCAGTAGAAGTTCTAGTTCTAAACTCCACCCTTCCACCAGTTTCAGGAATCTCCACACGTTCACGACCTGTAGCCCTCAAAGATTTATATTCAATATTTGCATCATCTAAAACCATGCACAACCTTTCCCAAGAAGCATGAGAAGTAAAAGTCCTATGAGCTGTATGGTTTACAACTTCCCCTTTTAGAATAGCATAAAGCTCTCTCATAACTAATATTTCAGACTTTCCATTTCTTCTTGGTAGAGAATAACCACACTTGGTATGGGTCCATAGCCCATCTTTATTTATGGCCAAAAGGTCTTTTAAAATTAACCTCTGCCACTCCATGGTTTTTCTCTTAGATCCCTCATAAAGTTCTACACATTTTTTATAATCAGATTTTTTATATCCTTGACTTATCTTTTGGGTAGGAGTCTGCTTACCTAATCTATTCAATACAAACCCCTTTCAAAATTTACAATAAAAAATAGCAGTTTAACGACATACTTAGGTCAAAATCTCCACTAAAAAAGCACCTCTAAAATCTTACACCTGTAAGTTTAGTTGTGCTTTATTCAAATACAATATTTAATTTATTATCTTTTATTTCTGGAATAACCCATACACAGTAGTCATCCCAACCTGATAAATCTTTTTCTTTTTCAAATTTTACTTTAAATTTATCTACTATTTCTTCAGGTATTAACCAACCAAATAAAGAATCTACTTCCATATCCATAAAATCTATATCTTCACATTCTCCAAAATCCAAAAAGAAAACTTTATTTACTTTACTAGCTTCATCTTGAACCAATTTGAAAAATTTAATAAATTTATTGTTTTCCTGCGTTCTTAATCCTAGCATTATTAATACCTCCTTTCAAAATAGTTATAAATTCGTTATTTTTGTCAACCAATACTACATCTTTACCTTTAACATAAGCTATAACGGTATTTGTTTGACCTCTCCAATTTATATTTCTAATAACACTATCATGGTTTTCTACAATATCATTAATAATTCTAACAAACTTTTTTCTATCTACTTTTGAACTAACGTCTAGTCCATAATCTTTCATGTGTTTATTAGATTTCTTACCAAACTGTTTAGAATTAATTGAGAAATTTGTCTTATTTGATAATTCTATTTTTTCTTTAATTTTATCATCTTCGTTGACATTTTTCCACTTTTTAGACCATATATCTTGCTTTTTTCCATCTCCTGGATAATAGTCAACTGTACACCTACAATGCCTATGCCTTCTGTAAATATCTTCTGGTACGTCTGGATAAGAATATGTTCCAACTATTTCTTTACACCAATCACAACAATTACCATGTTCTTTTCTGATGATCTTAGGGTTTAGTCCACTTTTATAATGTAGATTAGCATTCTTTTTAATAGTTTCATCAACTACAGCTTGGGTAAAGTTTATTACTGGTTCCTTTAATAACCATTTACCATCTTCGTAAGAATCATATCCTGTAATTTTATCTATTAACTTGTCAATCCTATCCTGGTTTAAATCTGCCTTTTGGGCTTTAATTGATATATTAGCCTTTTTATTTAATATGCTTTGAACTTCTTTAGAATATTCAGAAACTAAATCATGATTTCTTACCATGTTTGGCTCTATCAATCTTTTTGCAATATTATAATACATTTTCCCATCTGGCAAATCTCCAGTTTTTATCTTATCCTGGAAAGTATCAGAAAGAATTTTCCCAATTTCAACAGCAAAATCATTGGCATCCTTGTAATTAGCTTTCTTATTTTTTAAGGCCTTTAATTTATCCTTAATTATATGAGATTCTTTAGTCTTTAAATCAAAAGATTTTTTAATTTCATCAAATATACCAGGAACAATATCCTTAACTTCTTCATTCTTCATTTTCAGCCTCTACTTTTGGTGGCTCTTTGCTTGCATTAAAGCCAGTAAGATCAGATAAATTATCTTTTCCAAAAAATCCTGGTATGGCTTGATTAATTTTAATTGATGCATCTCCAATTCCTGAAAGTGTTGTTACATCTGGTTCAAATACTGGATACCAGCTAGGCTTTATTTCATAAAATTGGTTTCTTAAATAAGGATAACCATCTGCCAAACATCTTGCCACATATCCAACATTTAAAAATCCAGACCCAAAACACCTTTGAGCCTTTCTTGCAGTAATTCTTAAAGTTTCATGACTTGCCTTTATTGCCTCGGCAGATGATGGATTATCGGTTATAAATCCTAAATCATCTAAAGTTAATCCAGTTTCTCCAGCAAAACCTGATGCTAAAGTTCTTAGTTGTTCAGTAAATGGACTCATAGACGGTTGAGAAAACTGTCCAAGTTTTGGACTATCCCCTTCATCGTCTTTGGTGAACTGTAACATTGAAGAAACTGTAGCCTTCCACTTATCAAGTGGCTCAGCATCTTGACTTAATCCAACCACATACTTTTGAGGAAAAGAATAAAATTCTGCTGTTACATCCGCCCTTTCAAGCGTTCGTTTAGCGTGGGCTTGGAAATACATAGAGGCTCTAGAAATCCTAGACCTACCAAAAGGCCTTACAGCGTCTGGACGATATATAATAGGAACTAACAAAGGAACACCAGCAGGATTTTTCACATTAGAATAAATCTTACCGTCCAAATAATATTCCGTCCTATCTGGTAAAAAAATAACTTCAGTCTTAGGATTTCCATTTTCAGTCTTATCAAGAACTGCATATCCAACCTTCAATAGCCCAGTAATAGGATCTATAACTCCAGTAGCTTCGCTTCCCTCAATAATCTGTAATCTTGGATAACCCTCATTTCCCATTGATATATAAATAAAACAACAAGAAGAAATAAGAGCAGATAAAATTGCCGAATCAAAAAATATATCCGGATTATTCAAGTTAAATATTTCATTCAAATCAAATAAATCATTTGAAAATTCTTTAAAAACCAACCTATCAGCCAAGCTATCAACAGCCTTAGCACACCAACCAAGAGATGACCTATACATCTGCCTAATATGTGGAGGAATAGTTATACCAAAATCATTCTCCCTAAACTTAGAATCATAATATAAGTATCTTTTCCTAACCATAGGCTCAAAACTATTCAATTTTCGCCTTAAAAACTCTAAATCATATTCCATAAATTCCCTTTCTAAAAAAATAACCAACCCCGCATGATAAAAAATGTACAGTGGACGGCTGAACTCCGGCCAACCGACCGGGGAGGGGGGTATCCCCCCTACATACCTTTAAATTTTTTTGGTTTATATTTTGTCCAATCAGTCGACCATGGAAGATTCCTATTTCCTATCACTTCAGGCTCTATGTTTACTTTATTTTTAAATAGCTTGTCTGACTTTGCTCTATTGCAAGACCAATGTGCAAGCTGTAAGTTATCAATGTCAGATGGATGTCCACCCTTTGATACTGGGATTATATGATCAATACAAGGAGCCAAAGGATTAGGTGCCTTAAGACTTAGGTCTACAGGCTTACCACATATACCACATACATTCTGCGTCTTAAGTATTATCTTCTTGTTCCTTTCAAAGGTTGCCCTATGAGGTCCAGTCCTATCCAATCTCTCCTTGGCCATACTATAATCCTTTCTCTATGTAAAATAAAAACTACCAACACAAAGGTGGTGGTAGCTTTCAAAAATAATTTATAAACTAGGAGACTCTAATGAGAATGTATGTTACTAGAAAGTAAACAATAATAAATAATCATGGAGGATTTTCTCGCTTACTTTCACACTACCATTATACATCCTATTGCCGTATAAAGTGTCCACTAATAGTCTAATTCTTAGATATTTTTATCAAATTACTTTACTATATTAATATTTACCGAATAAAGACAAAGCAATATGAACCAAACCTTCATTTGCTAGATTATATAAATGGGCTTTCTCATAATGGTATTTATCTTTCAGATTCTGTATCTTATTATACTTATAAGGTCTCCCATAAATCTCCAAAGTAATATCCCTTTGGATCTCACTCATACTCTTGAAAGCATAATCAAGCTCTTCGATAATCTTTTTATTCTCTCTAATATTAGTTTCTAATAAGTCAATCTCTGCCAGAATATTCAGTAACTTGTCCTTATCCTCAAATCCACCAAAAGGTGGCTTATCACCATAAAAAACAACAATCTTCCCTTCCTTAAGACTATTTAATTCATCAATCTTCCTTTCAGCCCTACTAATAAAATCTCTAGCATAAAAATATCTTTTCAACTTTTCCTTAACCAAATTAACATAAAAACTTTGCATCATATCTCCTAACTACCTACCAGAAGACCCAAAACCCTTAGAACCCCTATCAGTATTACAATCAATCTCCAAAACTTTCTCCAAATCAACCATACTTTCTTTCCTAAAAACAAGTTGGCCAACCCTATCACCTTTTCTTATTTCATAATCATTACCAGTAAGATTTGTAATAGAAGTCTTAATCTCTCCCCTATAAGAAGTATCAATAAGACCAAGATTGCAAATAAGACCCTTACTAGAATTACCAGACCTTGCCCTTAAATCAGCATAAAAACCATCATCTAACTCCAAGAAAACACCAGTAGAAATAATAGCAGTTTCCATAGGCTCCAATATCCTATCTTCAGTTGATCTTACATCATAACCAATATCTCCATCTTTCTTACTTAATATGTAAGATGCCTTGTACTTAATCATTAAAAACCTCCTCAAAATTATCATCAATTTTAAACTCTAATAAACACAAAAAACAATCTATATCTAAATCTTTAAAACCAAAATCATCTCTTAAAACATTAATTATTAAATCTAAGTCAAAATCTAATTTATCTAAACAAGAAGTATTATTCATCTATAAATTCCTCCAAATAAATTTCAACCCTTGGAGAATCTTTATCATATAAGACTCTAGATCCATCATGAGATTTTATAATTTTAGAATTATCATCTCCAATTACATGAGCTTCAACTAAAATATCACAAGTTGCCTCTAGTAAATTTACAAGATCAACTCTATGATTAGTAGGCATATAATATAAACATTTAAGATTAATAGGAGTGGATAATTGCAACTTATCTTTTTTCTTAACTTGATATAAACATATATTTTGATAATTAATAAACTCTTTACTCGGTACAATCCATTTACGCTTTCCTCGTCCTACAATTCTTTGATGATTTTTCTTAGTAATAGGCCTACCATGCCAAACAATCTTTTTAATTAAGTTCATTATTTACCTCTTAAAGCACAATTTTTCAAATCTTTTAATAAGTTCCTTAGTTTTCATTTTTCCACCTCCACAACTTCAACCTTATAACCAGTTTGTCTTCTACCAAGCTTTTGATTTCTCATTTTAAAATAAATAGCCATCTCAGACTTACCAGAATCCCTTGCCAATTCCTCTATAGTCCTACCAACAGCAATAGGCCACTCCAATTCATCAGCAGTAACCATAAAATACAATTTCTCCATAACTCACCTAAAAAGGAATATTATCATCCTCTATCTCCACAAAATCATCACTAAAATAATCATCAATGCTTGTAATATTATTATGAGAATCAGCCTTATCCTTATCTCCACTAGCCTTTGAATCCAAAAACCTAACCCTATCAGCTCTTACATCAGTTGTATAAACCATCTTTCCGTCCTTGTCCTTGTATGATCCTGTTTGAATTTTTCCAACAATAGCAACCAAAGAGCCTTTTTGGAGATACTTCGAACAAACCTCTCCCATCTTGCCCCATACAACAACCCTTGGGAAATCTGCCGTAGGATAATTATTTGCCTTGGCTTCCTCTCTTTTTTCCTTGCTCAACTCCCTATCAACTGCAAGCACAAAAGAACACACACCAATATTAGACCTTGTATACCTAAGTTCAGGATCCTTAACAAGCCTACCTACTAGAGTCAAATTGTTAATCATCTATTTCTCCCCATTCATAAATTTTTTCTAGCTCATCTATAGCCTTATCAAATTTACCAAGACAAGTCTTTCCCATAAGTTCAATTAATGCTAAATTAACCGAATCATCTTTATCTCCAAGTTTTTCCTTTGCTTTTTTCAAATAAATATCAATACTAGCTTGAATAAACCCAATTTCTACAGGGTCAAACTCTATACTAATAACCATATCTTTTATGTTATTCAGTTTCTTTTTCATCAATTTCCTCCACTTTTTAACCATCTATTAACTTTTCATACATTTTTGATATTTCAGTAAAATCTTCTTCTGCCTTATCTAATTTTATGTTAAGTCCTATTTTCACCAAATCATCATCAGCCTTTTTAATTCTCTTTTTCAGTTCCGCAATATATGTTGGCAAAAAAGTTACTGCCCAATGATAAGCGGCCCTATCTAATTGCCATTTTTTCATTCTTCTTCCTCCACTTCTTTCAAACAAAATCCAATCTCCCTCAAATCAAACTGATATTCCTTAACACAAATAATAGTCGATTTCTCATCCTGTTTAATACTTACATAAATCCCCTTAGGTCTACCAAAACCCATAAATAAATTCTTAAAAAACCTATTAGTCTTAATCTTTAACAAAACTCCTCCTATCCAAAAAACCTATAAACAATAATTCCAACAAAAGCCAAAACTGACACTTGCCCAAATATTAATCCAAAATCAAACCTAGAAAAATCTAACTTTATTTTTCCAAATCTTTTAAAACCAAAATAGCAAAAATCACTAACAAGTATCATGAAAATTAAATATTTAATAATTACAGGCACTATAAGCCCTCCACAAAATTCTTAAAATCTCCAGAATATTCAATATCATCAAATACTTCCTCTTCCCCATTCCTATTAATAATCTCCAAATGAGCATATCCATCTACAACTTCAACTCTGCAAATCCTAAAAAAATCAGTGTTTAAATATATAGTTGAATCATCTATACTTTTAATTTTTAAAAACATTTCTTCCTCCTAGCCTTGTCCTAAAATCCTTTTAAATCTCTCCTGTCTCATCCTCTCAGCCAAATCAATGGCCTCTTTACAATCACCTTGCCTTTTAGACCTAACAGCTTCTTTCTTGCTGTCAGAATAATTGCCCTCAGACACCTTAGAAAAATTATTAGGATCTATAAACCAGTCATAATTAATAACAAAATCACTCCTATCCGAATAACCCTGGAGAAACTTGCTATAATTAATTTTATTAATAGCCTCCAAAAGATAATCAATCCCATACTCATCTAGACATAACTTAGTTAACCTATAACGCTTAGTATTAGGACTAATAGACTTAAGACTTGGAATATTACTATCAAGCTTATTCCAAGTATTCATAACCCTATCCAAAACTTTTTCTAAATTATGGAGATTTTCATCCTCATCATCATGAAGAAGATTATTAATACTTGTAGTATTATATCTTGTATTATTATCTTCCGATTTATATCGGGTACCCTCCCCTATATTTATCGGATAGGTCTCCCCTATATTTATCGGAGGGGTATCCTCTTTTTCTGGGATAGGGTCAGGACAATTTTCTCCCAAATCTTTCTTATCAGAATTTGGAACAATATAAATTTTCCTAGACTCTACTTCCCTGCTATTTTTCTTGTATATTAATTCAGTACTAAGATAACCAAACTTGCATAACTTATTAATCCACCCACTAACAGTATCCTTTTTAACCCCATATAGCTTTGCAAAATAAGAATTGCTAGCATAACAATATCCATGTAGATTTGCAAGAGCTGTAATTTCAGAATACAATAACTTTTCATTGGCCTTTAGCCTATCATCATACCTAACATTAGCCGGTAAAATACTATAATAATTAGGATTTTCTGCCATAACAATCCTCCTTAATTCTCACTAAGATAAACAACCTTATCCCTAAACTCCAATAAATTGGCCTTATAATCATTCAAAACCCTAATCTCATCATCTAAATGGGAAATTTTCTCATCAACCATTCCACGAATAGTCTCAAAATCCTCACCATTAAAATCAATCTTATAAAAAGATTCCTCTTTAAAACTCTTATCATTGCTCTCATCAAACTTACTCAAAGCCTTGGCAAAATCATCATCACATACCCTCTCATTTTTCCACCTATGAGAATCATAAATATCTTTCATGATCTCCACCATCTTTGGGGAAAGCAAAAGTCTCCTATCCTCACGCTTAAAAACATTGTCCCTATAAAACTTAGGATAAGAATCTCTAATTCTCATCCTAAAACGATTAAACTCATACCTAGGCACATCAAAACTACTAATAACATCAGCATTAAATCTCCAACCTCTATCCAATAAATCTTTCCAAATCTCCATCATAAATCCCCCTTCTCTTAAGCTCACATAAAACTAAAAAGTGCATATCAAAACAATCCTCATGGCAAGCCTCCTTCCTAGGATAAAGTCCAGACCCTACCCCATTAAAATACTCACCAAGAGAAATAACATCCTTATCATCTACATTTACTAAATTTTTCATAAACTTAGCTTGATTTTCTATTTTCATAAATATTCTCCAAATCCTTAAATAAAATCATAAATATACATTTTAAGAAAGACCAAGAAATTTCCTTAGCATATAGAAATCTCCAGCCTTTCCAAAAATTAAAAACGAAGTATAATAACCCTATAGATATATTTCTAAAAAGCCGATTGCTGTCGGCTTTTTTTTATGCCAAAAAAGCCATAAGAGACCCCAAAAACATTGCTACTATCCCTGACACCCTAATTAATTCACTTGGACCAGCTATGGCCAAGGTCATGCACAAACCAACAACAAAAATTCCTAAAAACTTATCCCTCATCCTTTCTCTCTCAGGTTTAGCAGTAAACCTAACACAAGCATCATCTATCTTTTTACCATCTAACATCTCAAACACCTGACTTCTTTTTTTAATTCTTCTAACTTTCTTATTCTCCATAATCTCCTCCATAAATTATTTTAAATTATCTAAAAACTCCCTTATATCACAAGCCTTATAAAGTTTAGAAGATTCCGTAAGCTTTATTGTTTTCAGCCCCTTTTGCTCCCAATCTCTAAAAGTCTTAGAATCCTTAAATTGAAAATATTCCTTCATATCGGAAAGTGTCATATATTCTTTTAAAACAGTAAGCCTTTCCTCCATAACTCCTCATCCTCCTACATCTTCTTTCTTAATTATTTAAAACCTATCCACAATCTCCAAATTTGATATAATAAAACAAAAAGGAGAAAATAATGCTTACAATACAAACATATACACTACTAAAAGACCTCAAAAAATTAGATAAACCAGTAATTGATACAATAGATAAGGTAAACAACGAAATCGGTATCTTTGATATAAAAGATGCGTCTTTAATCGAGCTTGGATATCCTTTCCCACCAAAAGATAAGAAATTAATAAAGATATATAAATATGACGAGTATAAATATCTATTAGAAAAACATTACATAGTTATCTATACAAACCCTTTTATATCATTCACTCATCTTGGATATAGGATAAAGCAAATAAATGCTATAAACCTTTGCTGGCAATTATTTTTTTCAGTCGTAATTCCATTTATAGTTGCATACTACACAAGCAAATAACTATAAATTAAATTTCTTAGTTAAAATACTTACACTAAAACTCAAAACAATAATACAAATCAAACGAAAAACTTGAAATTCCAAAGTGTTTTGATTATATAAAAACCATGATGAAAAATCAGGACAATCTCCATAAGGTGTATACTCATCCCAATCTATCATCTGACTTAAATAGTGAAGAACTATAAAAATAAAAATGATCAGCCCCAACATCACAAACTTAGAAAAACTCCCCATTCCCCCTCCTTTCTCTTTCCTTTGTCTTTTTTTACACCAGCAAATTAAATCTCCATGACTTTATTTTTAATTAGTAGACAGTTTGTCAACTTTTTTATTAAAAAAAATTTCTTCTCTTTCTTTTCCATCTAATTTTAAAATATCACTTAAAGCTTGAATCTCACTAGCTAAAAACTCAGTTTTTCCATTTATCTTGTTATATAGTCCTGCTCTTGAAAGATTTAATTTTCCAGCTAAATATCCTAATCTATATCCACTATCTTTTATTTTATTATTTAATAAGTATTCATCAGTCAATTATTTCCCACCTCTCTTTCATTTGGTAATTATAATATATCATTAAGTTTACTTATTGTCAACTATTTTTTTAAGAAATGTATATTTTTATTGACAAGTTATCAACATGATGATATTATTGTCTTATAGAAAGGAGTTCAATTTGGCAACTTTAAGTAATAATATTAAAAAACGAAGAAATGAATTGAATATGACTCAAGAAGAGTTAGCTAAAAAAACTGGATATAAGACCAAAGGAGCTATTTCAAGGATTGAAAAGGGCGAAAGAGATTTATCACAATCTCAAATTGAAATTTTTGCAAATGCTTTGAGTACTACTCCTTCATACTTAATGGGATGGGAAGACGATAAAAAAAGCGAAAATATAAAACCTATTAGTCCCCTAAGTCCAGAAGAAAAACAAATTCTAGATCCATACAAACAACTAAATCCAGAAGGTCAAGAAAAGGCGATATCTTATACCTGGGACCTAGTCGATTCTAATAAATATAATAAAGATAATCAAACAAAAATACCAACCAGACAAGAGATGATATCCTACCTAAGCGATATGGAGATGGCAGCCATAGACGGTGAATTAAATATACATACAATGACAGACGAAAACCTATATTCTTTCTACAAGATGATAAAGGAAGACGATAAATGAACAAAAGAGATATAGATGTCATTGTAAATAAATTAATAAAAAAAGCTGGATCAAACGACCTTAAAGACATCATCTCTTATTTAGACATAAAGATTAAAAAATATGATGGTAAAAGTTTCTATCTAAAAAACAAAAACAACAAGTACATATATTTAGATATAAACACACCTGAAGAAAAACAAGACTTCGCCCTAGCCCACGAATTAGGACATTCAATCTTACACAACAGTGAAATAGGCCAGTCTTTTATTTATAGAGTAAAAAGCCAACAAATAGAAAATGAAGCTAACTATTTTGCCTTCAAAATCTTAGGAAAAGAAATTGACCCAACCTATAACTTTACTATCAACCAATATGCTAATATGCTTAATGTTAATGAGGAAGTTATTGAGTATGTGGTGGAGGGATAAAAATGAAAAATATAAAAATAAAACATTTAATAATTTATTTAATAGGAGGTTTTTTTCTAACAGCTATAATAAGTGGTATTAGTGAAAATTTAGGAGCGATATTGCTTTTGATATATTTAATATCAATAGCTGTTCTGATTTTTGTATATATTAAAAATAAGCTTTCAGAAAATACTAAAAATAGTTTAAAAAATTTACTAAATAATCTAAGTAATAATCAAAAAATGAATAAAAATATAAATCAGCCTACTTCACAAAGCGATAATAATTATTTTGAATTAGTTGGTGTTTACTACTATACAGAAAATTTAGAAGATTTTTTGAAAGATCATGAAAACCCATACTGGAAAAAATTAGATAAAAGTAATTTGAATAGAGTCTATAAATATCATAGATTAAAAGACCAAATAATTAAAATAGAAAGAGAACCAACAAATAAATTTGATAAAGAGGCTATTAGAGCTTCTATTCAAGGAAAAACAATTGGTTATATTGCACATGATGATAAAAAAAGATTTTTAAAACAAGCCAGATTACCATACTTTGTAAAAGCAGATATATCAGGAGGACCTTGTAAAGATTTAGATCCTTTTACAAATAAATATGGTCCTACAGAAAACTATGGTTATCATATAAGATTTTATATTTAAATGAATACAAAAAAGACTCCCCCACCGACCAAAGTTAGGAAGTCTTTAAGCATAAGTGCAGAATTTATCTGCACTCTTATTATACCAAAAATAGGAGAAAAAATGAAAATAACAAAATACCAAAAACAAAATAAAAATTTTTATAAATTTCAAGTACGCTTAGGCGAAAAAGTAACCACAAGAGCAGGATTTAAAACAAGAAATGAAGCAATATTTGCCTATACAAAACTACTAGAAGAATACGAAGAGGAACAGGAAGGGAATATATCATACCAAAAAGCCTATATACAGTGGCTAGAAATCTACCAAACAAAAGTAAAAGAAACAACCTATGAAGCCTGTACAAGCATATATGAAATTCATATACTGCCAGTATTCGGACAAACAAAAATACAAGAAATAACAGTCCAAGATTGTCAAAAATTCGCTCTATCCCTGAAAGATTATGTGAAAGGAAAAGAATACTTTGGATATGCAAAAAGAATAATAGACTTTGCAATAAAAATGAACTACACCAAAAAGAATCCCTTTAATAATGTGATCTTACCAGAATTTAAAAAAGGCAAAAAACAAATAAATTTTTTAACCATAGTGGAAGTAAACACACTTTTAGACTATTACAAAAACAACCAATATTGGTACACCCTATTTAGATTAATGTGCTATACAGGATTAAGAAGAGGAGAAATATTGGCCCTAACTTGGGACGATATAGATTTTAAAAACAAAACCCTAACAGTAAATAAAACCCTAAGCATAGGAGAATATAAAAAAATAGTCCTATCATCACCAAAAACAGAAAGCTCCATAAGAACCATAGATCTAGACGATAAAACAATCCTAGAACTCCAAAAACTAAAAATCCAATCAAAATATAAACTAATTTTCCCAAACAAAAAAGGAAAATATTCAAGGTTATCAAACATAGCCGACAAACTCAATAAGGCAATAAAAGAAACAAACATCAAAAAAATAAGAGTCCACGACCTAAGACACACCCATGCAAGCCTATTATTTGCAAGTGGAGCAAGTATAAAATATGTTCAAACAAGACTTGGTCATGCAGACGTAAAAACAACCTTAAACATATACACACACGTTACAAAAGATACAAAAGAAAAAGATTTATCCAATTTTGTAAAATATATGGAAAATAAAGCATAGAAAAAAGGACAGTTTCAACAACTGTCCTTTTTATATATAAATCATAAATAACTACAAAAAAACTACAAACCTATCCTTTCATATCCTTTTATATCCATTTATATCCAATAAAATTAATAAATATAAAAGGATATCAGCTCATATCTGCCAATATCCTTTTATATCTTTGTATAATTTTTCTATGGTGCAGGATAGAAGACTTGAACTTCCACGTCCTAAAATCGGACACAAGATCCTTAGTCTTGCGCGTCTGCCAATTCCGCCAATCCTGCAAGCTACCTTTATATAATACCAATATATGATAGCTTTGTCAATTTTTTTATAAAACTTTTGATAGAAATTCCTTACTTCTTTTTCTTTTGGATTTTCAAAAAATTCTTTTGGATTTTGGGATTCTTCTACTATTTCCCCATCATCCATTATTATTATTTTGTTTGAGACTTGTTTGGCAAATTCCATTTCGTGAGTTACTATTGCCATTGTCATTCCATCGTTTGCTAAATCTTTCATCAAATCTAGTACATCTTTTACCATTTCTGGATCAAGGGCACTTGTTGGTTCATCAAATAAAATTAAATCAGGTTCCATCATTAGGGCTCTTATTATTGCTATTCTTTGTTTTTGTCCACCAGAAAGTTCTTTTGGATATGAATTTTTTTTATCTGATAGGCCAATTTTTTCTAACAAATCTAGGGCTTTTTTTTCTGCCTGATTTTTTTGCATTTTTTTTGTATTTAAGGGTGCAACTAATAGGTTTTCTAATATGGTCATATTTGAAAAAAGATTAAATTGTTGAAAAACCATACCTACTTTTTCTCTTAGCTTGTTTATGTCAAGATCATCTATATTTTTATTTTCAAAATAAATATTTCCACTTGTTTTTTGTTCTAGTTTGTTTAAGGTCCTAAGTAAGGTTGATTTTCCTGATCCTGATGGTCCAATTATTGCAAGTATATCACCCTTATTTATTTCTAAGTCTATTCCCTTTAAAACTTCTTTTTCTTTGAAAGATTTTTTTAAATTTTCTACTTTAATCAT